CGAAAGCTGACAAGACCTACATTGCAGGGGACGATGATCAAGCTATATTTAAATGGGCTGGTGCTGACGTTGATTCTTTTATCGCTCTTAAAGAAGAAGTAGATCAGATCGACACACTAAAACAATCCTACCGTATTCCTGGTGGACCCATACATGAATTATCACAAAACATAATAGAACGTGTAAATAATCGTTTTGATAAAGCATACAAGCCACGAGAAGCTGTTGGTAAATTGAACAGGTATTCAGACATTACACAAGTTGACATGAGCGCTGGTGAATGGCTAGTGTTAGCGTCTGCTAATTATTTTTTAGATGATGCAAAAGATTTATGTGAGTTGCAAGGTTGGTATTATTCACACAAAGGCCGTAATTCTATTTCTATTGATCTGTTGCTAGCTATACAAAACTGGCAAGAGTGGACAAAAGGTAGTTTATTAAATGTGATGCAAATCAAAAACATTTATTCTTATTTAGGTGACAACGTAACGCGCGGATACAGAACAGGTAAAACGTTTAATAATGACTTTAGCTATATTCTAGAAGATTGCATCGCGGATCACGGCTTAATAACTAATAAGGTTTGGTACGAAGCATTTACAAAGATAGATACAAACACAGAGAACTACGTAAGAAACATGTTAGCAAACAAAGAAAAGATTTCACAGACACCAAGAATTACAATGTCAACCATACATGGAGCGAAGGGGGGTGAGGCGGACAATGTTTTATTACTTCCTGATATTACTAAGTCAGCTGTTGATCATAACGATGTTGACCCAGACGAGCTGCATCGGTTGTTTTATGTAGCAGTGACAAGAGCAAAAGAAAATTTACATATTTTAGAACCAAGAAACTATGAAAGGGCATACATCCTATGAGACAACGAATAAGCGAACAAGTTAGTAAACAAATAAAAGAGTTATATGACACAGGAATGAGGTTGTGTGATATATGTAGAAAGTTAGATATAAACGTAAATACAGCTAGATACCATGTGTGGGACGAAGAAAAAAAACAAGAGTACGCTAAAAAAAGAAGAGAAGAAAAAATAAAACTTTATAAAAAAGACCCTTCTGTTAGAGAAAGAAATAATAAGAAAGAAGCAGAACGTAGAGATACAAGGCAAGGTAGAATTTTAGCATTGTATCATACAATGGGTAAAAGAAATAGAAAATGGTTGAAAGCAAAAGACCCTAGATTTATTCCTAACCTTATGCCAAGAGATGCATTTTTTAAAATGGTTGAAGACTATGAAAAAAAATATGGTGCTGTTTGTTTTTATGAACGCACACCTTATACTTACAAAGCAAAAGAACCTAACACCATGTCTATCGAACGATTTGATTCTGGTTTAGGTTATACAAAAAGTAATATTGTTTTTTCAGGTTGGGATTTTAACAACAGAAAAAATAATTTTACTACAGCAGATTGTTTTATTGTAGTTGCAAGATATTTAGAAACTAATTATCCAAAAGATTTTAATTTTTTACTAGAATTTCAACCAGGTTTGTTTTCTTTATTAATGAAAAAATTTAATAAAAAAAATACAATTGGTGCACCAAGAATAAAAACTAAAAAAGGAATACGGATGAGTTTCAGTCAAGGAGGATTTGTTGGTGGTTATTAAAAATAAAAAATCAGCATACGATAAACAAGTTGGTGGTAGTCATTACAATCACTACAAGATACAACCGGCGGAATTCGTCAATAAAAACAAGTTGTTATTTGCTGAGGGAAATGCTATAAAGTATATTATGAGACACCCTCACAAGGGAAGCGGTAAGCAAGATTTAGAGAAAGCCAAACATTATATAGATATGATTATAGAAAGAGACTATGAATAAACCTCTACAGATGCCGATGTTTAAACCGGAAACCGAATGGGTACCGCCAACACATCTACCAGATTTAAAAGATCATAAAGAAATTGCAATAGATTTAGAAACAAGAGATCCAAACTTAATGACAATGGGCTCTGGTTCTGTACGTGGTGACGGCGAAGTGATTGGTATTGCAGTTGCAGTAGAAGGGTGGTCAGGTTACTTCCCGATCAATCACGAAGGTGGTGGCAACATGGATCGCGCATTAGTATTAGATTGGTTCGAAGAAGTTTTACAAACAACATCTACAAAAATATTTCACAACGCAATGTATGACGTGTCTTGGATACGGTCGATGGGTTTTTATATCAATGGTGGTATCATAGATACCATGATTGCAGCATCATTGTGTAATGAAAACAGATGGAGCTATACACTAGACTCAGTTGCAAAAGAATATATTGGTGTAGGCAAAAGTGAAAAGTTATTGGTTGAGGCAGCAAAAGAATGGGGCATCAATCCAAAAGCAGAGATGTGGAGACTACCAGCACCATTAGTTGGTGAGTATGCAGAACAAGACGCTGTAATAACGTTAAAGTTATGGGCAGCAATGCAACACGAGATAGAGAAACAAGATCTGTGGGATGTATTTAATTTAGAAACTAATTTATTTCCATGTCTAGTAGACATGAAGTTCAAAGGTGTACGCGTTGACATTGATAAAGCAGAGCAAACTAAAAAATCGCTGCTTGTATCAGAAAAACAAATGCACCAGGACATAAAAAAGTTAGCTGGTTTTGATGTAGAGATATGGGCGGCAGCGTCCATAGCGAAGGCCTTTGATGAAGTAAAACTACCGTACGATAGAACGGAGAAAGGTGCGCCATCATTTACTAAAAATTTCCTGGCGACTCACCCACACGAATTACCAAAACTAATTAACCAAGCACGTGAGGTCAACAAAGCTAGCACCACATTCATAGACACAATATTAAAGCACAACCATAAGGGTAGAATACATAGTGATATCAATCAGATAAGGTCAGATGATGGCGGAACTGTGACAGGACGATTCAGTTATAGTAATCCAAACCTACAGCAGATACCAGCAAGGCACAAGGAACTCGGCCCGATGATTAGAAGTTTATTTATACCAGAAGAAGGCACAAAGTGGGGTTGCTTTGACTACAGTCAACAGGAACCAAGAATATTAGTACACTTTTCATCTCTCTTACGATTAGAGGGATCACAAATGATTGTTGATCAATACAATGCCGGCGAAGCTGACTTTCACCAAATGATTGCAGACATGGCCGGTATTGAACGTAAGCAAGCAAAAACAATTAACTTAGGATTAATGTATGGCATGGGCAAGAACAAGCTGATGGCTGAGTTAGGTCTGTTGAAAGAGGCAGCAGAGAAACTTATTAAGACATACCATCAACGTGCACCATTTGTTAAAATGTTATCGGATGCTGTATCGCGTAGAGCAGATGACAGCGGTAAGATTAGAACGATTGGTGGTCGCCTATGTCACTTTGATCTGTGGGAGCCCCATGGTTTTGGTATTAAGAAACCACTACCCCATGCAGACGCACTGAGAGAACATGGCCCGGGGATTAAACGCGCATTCACATACAAAGCACTAAACAAATTGATACAAGGATCAGCAGCAGACATGACAAAACAATCTATGTTGTCTTTATATCGAGAAGGAATTATTCCCCACATACAAATACACGATGAGTTGGATATTTCTGTTGAGTCTCCAGATCAAATAGATAAGATAGCAGAGATCATGGAAGCAGCAGTAACATTAGAAGTACCAAACAAAGTAGATTATGAAGAGGGGAGTTGTTGGGGTGACATACACTGAGGACTCATTAGCTGAGATAACGTTAGGTGTATGTGATAACTGTGATTCATATGTACCCTTTATTCGCATACCTGCAAAAGAAAAAAGAATTTACCAATGCTTAAGCTGCAAACATAAGTATGTACAAAAAGTCAATGGCAAAATTGTATTTGCACATTTAGATGAAATCTACAAAATGTTAAAAAGTGATAGTTTATAAGTGTGACATATATGTCACAAAAAAACGCCAGATTCTAAGAAAAAGAATCTGACGTATGAGAGGGTGAAGATAATTACTAAAATAAATTAAAATAAAGTCTTGTCAAATGCTTTATTTACACTATATAATCCCATATATTAATACAACAAGGAGAAAGAAACATGCCAGATACAAGCAGTTTTAAATCAGTGTCAGTCTCAGTAGGGACACACAACCAATTGAAAACATTAGCAGAAAACCGTTTTGAGGTTCCTGTTAGTATACAGAAAGTCATAGACTTTATGTTAGAGAAAGAACTAAAGAAGAAAAATGGTAAGTCTCGTTGAAACTATATGCCCGCGCTGTGATGGTAACGGGTATATAAAAGTGCAAAAAAAGGAACTAAATTGTCCGCAATGCGAAGAAAAATTTATGCATATGGGCGGTGAAGTAACAACACACAACGGCTATGTAATGCTGCCAAAGGACCAAACTCGTATAAATATAGAGGGTGGTCGTGAGGCAATACACAAGAAAGCAAAGAAACTGTAATGGATCCAGAGGAGGAATACGGATGGTAGGAATGTTAATGCAAAAAAGAATATCTAATATAGAATGGGTGATGGAACGTTGTAGTCCGGACTTTAAACCAGTTTGGGAACGCAAACTAAAACAACTTATCAACAGAAGGGTGGAACAGGCCTATGAAAGAATGGTTGAAAGAGCTCGAAGCGTACACTAGTTTTTGTATAATGGGATTTACAATCTTTATTTGTGTAATAGTTATTATTGTAAATTGTAAATATATCATTAAACTAGAAAGCACTATAGAAACAATGTGGCACGAGATAGAGCAGGTGAAGGAAACTAATATAAGTTTATTCCAATTTATCGAGGAACACAAAAATGACTTTGATTAAGGAAAACACAAGGGTGAGAACAGAGATTCCGAACAGGATGATGAGTGCAACTTTCGCTCTACCAATTGACGGTAGACGGGTTGTTGGCATTGTTAATTATACAGCAACAGAAACAGGGCTAACGCCTCTTGCCTTTTGGGTAAAACTAAAACCAACAGATTCTTATTTAGATAGAGAACTACGCGCAAGCGGTAAACTTATATCTAGGTGTCTGCAACATGGCGAAAGTTTAAAAGAATTAGTTGACACACTATCACAAGACAATGTTATTGGTCAGATGGCAAACTATCTGCACAAGAACATGGAAGAAATTATTATGGGTAAGCAACCGGACAAGAAGCAGCGCATGCTGTCAACTGATCCGTACGCGATGAAAGAATGAACAAATTTTTTACAGACGCTGATATTGAGTATATCAAGAAACATACTGAACGAGTGTTCAATCTTAAAGAAACACGCGACGATAAAATAAAACAAATGGAACGTAAAAACGAAAAGGAACTAGAAAAATGTCTGACGAAATTGTAGTAGAATGGATCCCGGAAGATACCGGCGCACCATATGAAATGGATATGAAGGAAGTCATTATAGACACTCCGTCTCATGTCGTTGATAAGTGGTGTAAGAAAAAGTTTGGACACACAAATTGGGCGCGTATGGGGGTAATGTCGCCTGAAGAATTAATTGGTAACCCTCATGAATTTGATTTTGATGAGGGGATTATATACTTTAAGAATGCTCATCTGGTATGAAGCTAGTCCATAAGTATGATTATCCCTCTTCTACACGAGCTAGTATTAAAGGTCTTAGACACTATTCTCTTACAGGCGATATTCACGGACAGCGCTTACCATCGGTCACGACGGTTCTTGGCCAAACTCAACCAAAAAATAAAGCAGATTCTCTTCAACGATGGCGAGATAAAGTAGGGCACGAAGAGGCCCGGCGCATTACACAAGAAGCCGCGGCGCGCGGCACTTCTATGCATTTGTATTTGGAGAAGTATTGTTTAGGTGAAGGGTACCTTGATCTAACTGATGTTGGTAACCAGGCCAAGCACATGGCAGAAAAGATCGTGGATCGCGGGATTGATAATAGATTGACAGAGATATATGGGAATGAAGCTACGCTTTATTATCCAGGATTATATGCAGGGTCAGTCGATTTAGTTGGACAACATGACGGAACTATGACTATCATCGACTTCAAGCAGACAAATAAACCAAAACAAAGAGAATGGATTGGCGATTATTTTCTGCAAATGGCGGCGTATGGTATGGCTCATGACGCGGTATATGATACAACTATAGAGAAAGGGGTGATTTTGATGTGTTCAAAGGACCTTTATTATCAAGAGTTTGTAATAGAGGGCGAAGAGTACAGGACCGCGAAGCACGACTTCCTACGTCGCCTCGACCAATTTTATAAGGAAAACACGTAATGTATTTTGTAATAACAATTTATTTATTAGTAGCAGGTACAAGTGAACCAGTTATGAGAGAGTATACAGTTAAGTCTTTTGAAGACTCCTGGGCTTGTCATGCATTTATACACAGGAATAAAATGGAACTACTAACACCACATATTGTCAAGCATGGTGATGATTTAAAAAGCTGGGAGTTATTTTGTGAGTCTAGATATTTAAAAGACTTAGAAGGAGTGTGACATTTATGCAACACTTAGAGGCTGTGCTATAGTAGAATATTTGACCCTACGATGTTTATTTTGTACGAACTTGCAGAACAGGCGGTAGTGGTGGTAATTGAGGTAAATGTATGATATTATTAAGGAAACAGTCTACCAGAAGGTGTTTTTGCAACGGTAGAGGCGGTAGAGTAAGTCAAAAAATGGGAGTTTTTACACAACCGGTGTGAGGAAAGTTTTTTGGTGAATTTTTTTGAACAATGGAGGGTCAAATCTCCACTATATAGGAGATTAGGAATGATGAGAAAAAAACAGAAGTTAACAGAAGCACATGAAGTGCCCGCTGATGGAAGACCTACAGAAGTTAAGGTTGGTTATAGGACGCTTAAGATTAAATATGTAAACCCTAGTTTTATACTAGATGATATGACAGACTGTTATGGTGAATACCGGGCCAGAGAAGGCGTTATCTATATTCAAAACAAATTGTGCGGACAAGAGCGCTGCAATACTACGTGGCATGAAATATTACATGCGGTAGTGTATATATATTCTCTTAACCAAGCAAACGGACCACTTAAAGAAGAAGACGCAGAAGAACTAACTGTAAACACAATATCTAATGCCATGATGGGAGTATATAGAGATAACCCCTGGTTGTTAGACATGCTTAAGAAACATTTGAATGAAAACGATAACTGATGACATACTTAATTGGTCTAAAAATTATATTGAGACACCTAATGAATCTCTGGGCAACGTACCTGTATGTCCCTATGCAAAAAAAGCTAGAGAAACTAAAGCGTTACAGATCCTAGAAGTAACAGACCACACTAAACTAATAGACAGTATTGTAAAAGGTACTGAGCTTATCAAAGACCCTAGTAAAGATATAGTTATTGTAGGTTGTGATGATATTGATATGACAGTAGATGAGTTAAATGCTGTTATACATGCATATAACATAGTGTTTGTGCCCCAGGACATATACCTGATGGCCTCACACCCTTATGATGACGAAGAAGATGAGCCTGTAGAATTTTTAGATACAGGAGAATGGCAGCCAGATAATGAGTTTATAATGGTACTAATACAAAATTTTGATAAATTAGAAAAGGCTAGTGACATGATGGATAAAAAAGGATATTATTCGGCATGGCCCCGTGACTATTATGAGGGTACAGTTTTAAAACGACAATCTTATAGGAGATACAGACTATGATGGGCATGAAAAAAAGAGCTAAACGTATGGGTGGCGGTGCTATGAAAAAACGTATTGGCAAAATGGGCGGCGGTGCTATGAAAAAACGCATTGGTAAAATGGGTGGTGGCGCTATGAAAAAAAGAGTTAAAAGAAAAGATGGAAGTCTTGCACCAATACCAGCAGGTAATAAAGGTTTAGCTAAACTTGATGTTGAAGTAAGAAACAAAATGGGTTATGCAAAAAAAGGCGGACGTATAAATAAAATGGGCGGCGGCATGATGAAGAAACGAATGAAACGCGGCGGTAAGGTAGGTAAGTAATGGCTGGTATAAAAAAAAGAGCTAAACGTATGGGCGGCGGCGCTATGAAAAAACGTATAGGTAAAATGGGTGGCGGTGCTATGAAAAAAAGAATTAAAGCTGCTGCAGGAACGCATGTTACTAAATCAGGCAAGACAGCAAAAAAAGGTTTGTGGTATAACATAAACCAAAAGAAAAAAAGAATTGCTGCCGGTAGTGGGGAAAAAATGAGAAGACCTGGATCTAAAGGTGCTCCTACTGCAAAGGCGATTAAAAAAAGCCAGGCCTAATGGCTATTACGAAAGCTAACATACCTAAAACTACAACAGGTAAAGGAGCTAACTATCGTAAAACTAAATCAGGCGCAGGTATGACAGCTAAAGGTGTAAAAGCCTATAGACGTGCAAACCCTGGAAGTAAATTAAAAACAGCAGTTACCGGTAAAGTTAAAAGAGGTAGTGCTGCAGCAAAGAGACGTAAATCTTATTGTGCACGATCTCTTGGTCAGCTAAAAAAAGCATCAGCAAAAACTAGAAACGATCCTAATTCAAGAATTAGACAAGCTCGTAGAAGATGGAAATGTTAAATGTGTAAAAACTGTGGACATAGTTGTCATTGTTCTAATGGTAGTAGCTGCACTAGTTGTGGTTGTCACAATTGTGAGCACGACGATAAACTAAAGGAACAATATAGTGAGATATCATGAAAAGATTAGATGTCGATGAAAACACCTCCGTCTCGATGCCAGTTCGTAACTTATTCACTATTATTGGCAGTTTGCTTGTGGGTGCTTGGTTTGCCTTTGGTGTCATTGAAAGACTTAATAGTATAGAGTCAGATTTAAGATTGATGTCTAAAGACTTAGAAGCTGCAAATGCTTTTATTGACGGGGTTCCCAAAGGTGACATGGTCAGTCCGCAAGTCCAAGAACTTTACATGTTAGTCGAGTACCTCGCCGAGAGTACGGAAAAACTTAAAGAACAAATGGAAGCAGAGATACCACTAATATTAAAAAACGAAATGATTATACAATTTCATGAAGAAAGATTAATAGATTTAGAGGAACGAAAGAATGGGAATCATTGAAACAGTTATCATACTTAGTTTGTACGTCTATGACGGAGGCAATAAAAATATTGAAGGTTGGTATCACCAGGATAATTTAAGTACGTGCCTCACAGCCAAGCGTACGGCGGAGAGGAACTCAGGAAACCAAGTACAGTATACATGCAGTTTAGAAAAGTGCATGATGACAACAGATAAAACTGGCGTAAAGCATTGCGACAAGATAATAAAATAACTTGTAATCACAAGTAAACTTACTTATATTTACATTCATGGGACTACCCAAGATTCTAACAGAACAGCAAAAAAAATTTGCAGAGTTATTAGTTTATAATGAAGGACGTAAAACACCGACAGAATGTGCTACTGAAGCAGGCTATGCAGAAGGTTCTGCGCACGTACGGGCTTCAGAATTACGAAATCCAAATAAATTTCCCTTGGTCGCCAAATACATCGGTGAGCTTCGTGCCGAAGTGCAGAAAAAATATGAGGTCACGTTTGAAAGACACATTACTGAACTTGGTAGGATTAGGGAGCAAGCCCTATCAAAGGGTGCATTTAGTGCTGCGGCCAACGCTGAAGTCGCGCGCGGTAAAGCAGCCGGACTCTACATTGAACAAAGAATAAGTTTGACAGGTAAGTTAGAAGACTTATCTATTGAAGACTTAGAAGCCAAAATGAAAAAGATATACGACGACAACAAAGTTTTAATTGACGGAGAATATAAGGAAATACCAAATGGCAAAGAAAGCTAAGACATACCAAGAACACACAGCCGGTCCAAAGAAACGTACCTCTATAGGTTGCAGCGTACGATCAAGACCTAAAAACAAACACAAGCGTAGATCACATAAGAAATACAGGGGACAAGGGAAACGTTGTAACTAATGTCAACAACACATTTGATATCTTCAGTATTTTTATTGGAGTTTGATATACCTGTAGATATTATTGACAGCCTTAATGAACATCTTGACGAACTCATAGACAAAGAAGATAGACAATCACAAGCTGGTAGACTAGTAGGACAAATTAAAAAAGGTCAACAACTAGCCTTAGACTTTGAACACCCTAAATGTATTGAGTATAGTAAACTGGTATGTGTAGCTGCTGGTGAGTACATAAACAAATACGAGCAGTTGATGTCACCAGGTGTCTTTGATGGTAAAACATTTCAGGTAGAACCTGATGAGTTGTGGTCAGTGCATAGTTATGCTGGTGACTACAATCCACTACACGATCACGGTACTAAAACTATGATGGGTGTATCTACTACAACCTGGACTAAAGTACCTCCACAAATCACAGACAGAAAGCCAGGTCAAAAACTATTCAATGCATCTGGTGCACTAGATGGTCATCTTTCTTTTGTTGCCAACGCAGGCAGCCTACGCGATCCAGACATATTGCGACTACCACAACTGCTTACAGTCAAGCCAGAAGTAGGTAAGTTGTATGTGTTTCCATCATGGTTAGCACACATGGTTTATCCATTTGAAGGTGATGGTGAGAGACGTACAGTAGCGTCAAATCTTAATGTGCATTTACTTTGAAAGCTGAGTCAAAACTTTGGCAAAAAGTCAAGAAGAAAACACCTGATATTACATGGACACGTGTTGAATCTTGGGCATCTTTTGGCTTTCCTGACCTAGTTGGCTATACTGAAAAGCGTGGCTTTTTTACAATGGAACTGAAAGTAACAAAAAGTAATAAAATAACCTTCTCACCACACCAAATTGCGTTCCATATCAAGCACCCTACAAACACGTTTATCTTAGTCGAGCACCTCGAGCAAAGAACCATAAAACTTTATGAAGGCAACCAGGTCCAGGACCTTGCTGCTTGCGGCTTGGAGCTTGACGCTTGCTGCTTGGAGCTTGATGCTTTACAAGCGCGCTTGCTGCTTGTCGCTTGACTATGTTTGTTAATTAGAATCATTCTAAACTGCTTGTCGCTTGCTGCTTGAGGCTTGTCGCTTGCTGCTTGGTGCTTGCCGCTTGCGGCTATATTCTTTCATCGCTTGACGCCTGAGGCCCGCTTGAATCCTATTTTTGTATAAAGGCTCGATCCTTTCCCTTGAGAAGGGAAAGGTCCGCCCGATTAGCGGGTTATTAGTGTTTGCCATATGCTATGTTTGGAATTGACTGGTCCCAGCAGGCGCGGCACGTCTTGCACTCATTGCCTTGATCAGGGGCCGGGCACGTGCGGCCACTGGATACTACTGTACTTGTCAGGGCCCAGGACTTTGGCGCGTTGCCATCTACCATTGTTGCGCTTAACCTTATTGTTAGATTGCCCGGCACCTCAACCGGGTCAATCTTAGAAAGGATCCCAGATTCCCGGGTGGGTATCCAGTGCGCGATGTCAGGTGTTAGCCTGCATACATCGAATATTTTTCTTAAGTGTTCTATTGTTTGGATGTCGCCTGAGTCATGCCA